ATGCTGGACTCTTCATTGCCGTAAGCCTTGATAAGTGCTTGTGCGCCAACAAGTATTGCCCTGTCCCAGTTTGAATTGGTTGTGAGGTTCGCGCCAAATGAGGATGGCACATTTGTTGCCGTCTCGGTGGTGCTGCTGCTGGTTTGGCATTCTTGTACACTATCACCCGGATTGAAACGGATGGCATACCTTTCAATTGGTTTTACCAATATGCCATTCCACATGATTGAATCGCCCATGAACAAAGGATGACGCTGACCGTCAAACCTTTTGATCGCATATTGGAGTGCGGTTTGCCATAAACTGGCTGATATTTTTTTCATCAATGCCCATTGACGTTGCGAAACGAACATTACCCATAACGGGCTGTTCCAACCGTATGGGTCGTCTTTCAGCATGATGTGCTGCAACGGGACGTTAGATTCCTTCACCAATGCGCCTATTGCGTCAATGTCAGACAGCGACAACATGAAATTTGATGCTGCCGCTGCAGTCGTGATGGAATAATTCGACACATCGCTCCATTTTGCCGCGCTTCCATAAGTTGATGTGGTGCTGGAAAGACTGCCAAAAAAATGACGGTTGTTAGTTGGCGCTTGGACACCGTTTACCATGATGTCCATAAAATCAGTATCGGACTGCAATGGCACAACCCAGTCAGCCGTGGACTGCGAACCCCGCGCACCAGCCAATGCCACCAAACAACGCTGATCTTCCAAACGTTGCGCCCAACCTGTCAAACCTGCCTGCACAACCGTTCGCAAATTATGGCGCGTACGTTTTTGAATCATCTTGCCGCCAGTGTCCGACATACCGCGGGAACGGTTAATCCAAACATCTTGGCTTGAAGTCGTGGCGTTCATGCCCTTACCTTCAATGCGGCGGTCGCCCATAACCGGCTTGCCAGTAAATATGTTGAACAAATCAACCGAAATGCGATCACCCGCCGTCTGGCTCAAATCGGTGACTTGCACGATAGGGTAGCTAGGAGACGTTTGCCCCTTCAACTTGCTTGCAGCTTCGCCCATTTGCGGCGCGTCGCCCCTCAATAAATTCATGAAACCCGGTGACGACTGCACACCGGCGAACACAGCCGCGCTGAAATACTTTGCAGCTAGCGCACTGCCAATAGGTACGTTAAAACCTGACATAATCTATCCATTCTGTCATCACGACAGTAGTTAAAAAGCCTCCGCTAATTTTGCTGAGGCACATGCCGCCTCACGGCGGGTTATATAAACTGGTTCATCATCTTTGCTATCTGATCTGCGGTTTTGCCCACCATCATGTTTGCTATTTGTGCGGTACTCAATTTTTCCAGTGACGACAACGTGTTGTCGGCAACAGGTTCGCCGCCTTTTAAATCGGACAGCGAATTGAATGGCATTTCCTTGCTTTGTGATTTTGTTGGCGCGGGCTTTGCAGATTCAACCGGATTGCCGTAAATCTGCATTGCCAACTCAGCCGCCTTGGCGAAACGCTCCGGCATGGGCATGTCTTTAGTCATCGGATTGACTTGCAACATCTCATCCTGCTTGACAGCATAATCCCACGCTTCAGGATTGTTCAGCTTCCAGTGGCTTAGCACCGGGTTAGCGTCAACGTGTTCCTGAACTGTCATTTGCAACTGACGGTGCATCTCAAGCTGACGCTGCTGCTCGATGTGTTTATATTCAGCATTTTGCTGTGCCAAAGCAGACAATTGTTGCTCTTGCGCTTGAAACGCGGCATAACGCTCAGGGAAATACTCTTGCATGTCCGAAATTTCTTCCGGTGTCATTTTTGCAAACACCGATTCAACAACAGGTGGAAAAGTTTTTGTACGTTCAAGCTCGGCCTGCAACTCTTGGTACTTTCGCTCCGCTTCCTGTCGTTGAATGCGTTCATTTTTCAGCACATCGTAGCTAATGACGTGCTTGCCGTCTTTTGTCAGAATGCCGTCAGGCTCTGGCTCGGTTTTATGGGTGTCCGCGCTGGTTGCTGCGCTTACGGCGTTAGCCGCTTCAACCGATTCGGCATCCATCTCTCCGATTTCCATTTGTGCCAGCAATTCTGCCAAAACAGCGGGGTCAGACGGTACTTCCCCCGTTTCAAAGTAATGCGCTAAATCTGTCATTCGTAACGTCTCCCGACGTGATGCCCAAATATCGCCTTGGGCCGCTGATAAAACCGCACCTTGTCGCAAGTGCGCCGCAAAAACAGCAGGTAGCTGTCAAGCTCAGTTATACAATAAAACCAAACAACAATCAAACTAAAATACAATATCTTGCATAAAATTCTATGCCAACCACAACATATTGTGTTTAACGCGGCAATATTATCTTTGTGGGCGGTGTCCAGCCCATTTTCACCAGTGCGTCACGCACCTGCTTGTCCCGCGTTCTCACCACCTCATGCATGGTTTGCACAATCGCTTCTTCCATAATCAAATCAATCCTGCTTTCAATATCATCGCCATTGATCGTTGTGTTTACGTCAAAATCTATCTTGCACTCGTCCATCATTGCCCCACTTGGTTGCCCTGCTGCTCAATGCCACCCGCCACACCTTGGGCCGGTGACTGTAATTGTTGCCCGTCTGGCATAGCCTGTGGCTGTCCGCCGCTCGGCATTTGCGGTGACGGTGGTAATGTTGGGTTAGGCTGTACGCCTTGCGGCATTTGCCCGTTGCCCACCTCTTGCCCCATGTCGCCGCCCGTTGAATCCACAAACCCTGCTGACTTGGCTAGGCTGTCCGCAATCGGCACGATAGCCGGATTGACCGCCACCGCTTCAGCCGACTGCATCGCCTCATACAAGGCTTTGACATTTGTTTCCACCGTTCCGGCCTTGATGTTGTCCGCTTCCGCCAGCATTTTTGCGACTTGTGCGGCAATAATTTCCGGCGGGAACTTGGCGAGCAGTTTTTGTTGCAGCTCCTGAATTTTGTCCATTGCCTGTTGCAACTGCTGTTGTAGCTGCTGTATTTGCGGGTCTTGGCTGTTGTCGTCGCTCAAGCCCAAGCCCCTTCGGATAACGTCCGCCATTTGCTGACGCTGCGGCAAATCGGTTGCGAGCAGGTACATCGGCAACAGCATCGCCTGTACATTCGGCGGCAACGACTTCATCACCTCCGACATTTGGCTTAGCTGTTGATTTCTAAATGTCGGTGTGCTTGGCGTGTCAGACAACACCACCTTGGCGTTAATGTTGGTTATGTCATTGATGATGGTTGGCTGTCCGGTTTGCGGGTCGACCTGAAGCTGGTTAAGCATAACGACTTTATCACCGCCGCTTGCCGGGTCTTCGACTTTTACCGGATGGTTGGGTTTGTCGCTCAGCTCAACGACGATGTTTGACAACATCAGCTCATCAGCATGACGGCACGCCATGTTGAAATTGTCATTTGCCTCAGCGAGCGTGATGCTGTCCTGCTCAACCAGCGAGTTGATTGCCAGTCCGCTTGTCGCGCCGGAATCCCTGCCCAGTGTCGCATTGTGTACGCCAACATTCGCTTGGATGGATTCCTTAGCTTCCTGCATGACTTGGAACTGCTGCTGCGCCATCGGCCCATTTTCTTGAACTTCAAAACGCTCATTTGGCTTGTTGCTTACAATCACATACGCATCAGGCCTCGCTATCTCACGCGCCGCTACGGCATGATCGGCAACCGCCCCGTCTGTTGCGGTGACGCGCTTGGCTGACAATAGCCAATACATTTTTGATTTACGCGCATTAATCTCATCTTGCGGGCTAATCATCGGGCGTATCAGCCCATAGGGGATGCCCGTGTTGTCCTCACGAAAACAAAAAAATGGCACATACGGAAAATGGCGGTGCTTGTACGGTGACGGGTAATCGCCTATCAGTTTTGGCCCTAAATAAATTGCACAGCGGATTTTGTCAAACGTGGCGGGGCGTGGGTTTATCGCGCCTGTCTGCAACGCCATCTGTTGCAGCGGATCGTCTTCATCGATCTCAACGATTTTGCCATTCGGCATTTTTGCAACCATGCCATTGACAATCACCCTGTACCAAACCTCATACACAACCAGACGTTGCCGCTCGACGTTCATCCATTCATACTGCTCAATCGACACGCCAAACCCTGCGCCAAAATCGTAATCCTGACCACGCCCCATCCTTACCTGCTGCTGTTGGCTTGCCATATCCCAAGGCTGTATGCCGCCAAGCGCGTAGTCAATAAACGGCTTTTGATCGGGCATCACCGCCAGCAAAACATCCTTGTCCATCCATTTCCGGCGTATCAGATAACGCGCATCGGACAAATCCTGCTTTCTGCTGCGCCAGTCCCAATAAATCTCGCGGCGGTGTACATGATCGTAGCGGATGGGGCATTCAAACGGATTGCTGTTTCGGCTCACCTCAAACCAGCTCACACCGGCCTTGATTCCCTCGGCGTACACGTCAGACTTTGCCCTGTCCGACCGTGATTCCGTTCCGTAGTGTTTCATCATCACTGACAACGCGTCCGCCACATCCGTGTTAGTCTCGCCCGTTTCTGCGACAACCTTGATGTCCATGCGGCTCTTGGCTTGCATCCCCAGAATCGCATTGATCGTCGGCATTATCAGATTGTCGATGATCGGGGCTTGCCCACGGCTCTCCAGCTCCTCGATAACATCCGGTGTCAGTTGGTTGCCGTCATAGTATTCGCACTCCAGATCAGCGGTGGGCCGCCAGTGTGGCTGGTTGCGTATCTCGTTCAGCCACGTTTCTAGTTTCTCAACTGTCAACGCCTCAGTTGTATTGGGCTTGGTTGTTACCGTGTCGTCCTCGTCACCGTCACTTATGCGGGGTGTGCTGTGTGTCTGTATCTCTATCACCGTTGTCTCCCGACAATGTTTTAATTTTATATGCTACCGCCAGCTCGTTTTGCGGCTGTAAAATGCCTTAATTTTTTGGCTCAAAACTTTTGGCGTGTCGATGAGAGCCAGCACATACGCACTCGCGTAGTCCGGTGATCTGCCCAACCGCTTTACTATCGCTTCACGGCTCTCGACTTGGATAGTGCCACTGTCTTTCATCGCCCAGCGCGGTGTGCACAAATCGGCTTTTAGCCGCTTGTTGGGTGGCAGACAGATACCGTTGTCGTATGCGGGGTCTAAGGCCTCGCGCATCATCCACCACAATTCGGTACGCACATTAAAAAACTTAAGTCGCCCCGACCTGTCAGTTTGCACGGACTTTTCCGAAACATTTACGCCCAAAACTTGTTGCTGCGCTTGCACAAGAAAATCGTATGGGGATGATCCTACGCCAATGACATCAATGTGTATCGGCGATTGATCGCGTAACGCTGATATGCACAAACCCGCCACCGCTGGCCCATCCGGTGTCTGCTGTCCTGCATAGACTAGCGGCTGGTCGAACCACATGCCATGCCGTCTAGCTATCACCGTTTCGTCTTTGCCGCCTCGCGCCACGTCACAACCTAAACTATCCATCTCGCCTTTGGGGTATCTGTCTGTCCATCTGTCCATGGCCCTATCAACCCAGTCAGTGGGTATCACTTGCCACGGGTCGTCAGTGACACCCGCCATAAAATCACCGTGCAGCATTTGCGAGCGTAGCGGCTCGGGCAGTGCTTGTAGCTGTGCGATATAGCCCGTGCCGACTAAAAAGGGGTTATCGGACACACTCGACGGGATAAACGTGCGGCTCATCGGCGTGATGATGTCCTGCGGCCTGTATTGCCGTGTGTCAAAATCGTACAACGGCTCGCCCTCATGAAGCACAAACGGGGCAGGCCCATCCACCCATAAATCTTTTGATGTGCCGTTTTCTGCGGGGATTGATGCCGCATACCGTAACTCGCCCGCCAAAGCGGGGGCGGGGAACGCTGATCTATCAAGCCACGGCCCAAAAAAGCTTATAATCCACCGCCCGTCCTCATCAGTGGGCGGGTTGAACGTCATCAAAGCCTGGCATTTTTGACCGATTACAGTTGTCCTGAGCCAACCCATCAAAAACCTAACTTGCGACTCTCTCATGTTTGCCGCCTCGTCAAAAACAATTAAATCGTGCGGGCGGCCTTGGTAGCGCGTCTCATCGCCAAGGTTTGGAAAGCTGCCAAACTCAATTTGTTTGCCGACCACTGGGTT